TCGCAAGCCGACCTCGCCCGCGCGACGGGCGCCAAGCCGCCTTCCGTGAACGCCTGGTTCAGCGGCGAGACGAAGGCGATGAAAGCAGTCACGGCCGCGAAGGCCGCGCAGCTCTATGGGTGCAACACGCTTTGGCTTTCCGACGGGCAGGGCCCAATGTGGCCCCCATCGCGAGTTGTGCCCGACGAGGGCGCCGTGCCGGGCGCGGAGGAACCTTCGGACGCGCCGCTGCCCAGCGCTCCCGCTCCTCACGCCGAGGACGGCGAAATCATCATCTTCCAGTACGACGTCATTGGAGGAATGGACACGCGGGGGAAGCTACTGCTCGAGGCAGAGCCTCCGGGAATCATCAAGAGCTGGAGGGTTGATCGCGAGTGGCTGCAGCTCAATGTCCGCTCGTACACCAGCCTCGCGAACCTCTGCATCGTGACCGGCTTCGGCCCCTCAATGAAGGGCATGTTCAACCCGGGCGACCCGCTGCTGATGGACGTCGGTGTCAACCGGGTTGACCACGAAGGGGTCTACTTCTTTCGGGTTGGGGACGAGGGCTACATCAAGATTCTGCAGCGCGTGCCCGAGTTCGACGGGCCCGGCTTCCGGCTCCGGGTGATCTCGAAGAACGAGGACTTTCCTCCCTACGACCTGTCCCCGAAAAATCCCCACCTGCGGATCATCGGGAAGATCCTTACGGTCTGGAAAAGCGAGCAGTACTGATGCGAATCGCTCTGGCGTTCACCGCCGCGTTGCTGTCTTCGTGGGCGGTCCAGGCCGCCAGCCTCGCAGAACAGTACGTGACCACGGCGGCTCGCGCTGCCAATGAGGGCTACGCCAAGGCACTGCCGAACGACGGCGTCACGAAGAGCGCACGGGCTTTCGCTGAGGGAAACACCCTCGTTCACGAGCATGTCCTCGCTATCAGGCGCGATGTGACGGCCGAGCAACTGGCCGCATGGCGCGCAGCCACGCGAGGCGAGGTTGTACCCAGCACCTGCGCGCATTTCAAAAACGACGAGTTCTTCAACACGCGCGACGTGCGGGTGAGGTATCGGTACGTTGATCGGGAATCGCGAGTCCTGGACGATTTCACGGTCGGAAAGTCAACCTGCGCCAGGTAGAGCAGCACCAACGCCACATGCCCGCCTCGCGCGGGCTTTTTTTCGCACCGCCGACGCTCCATTAGGTCAGCCTTTGAAAAATATTAGGCACACCTATTGACCTCGATATTCGGCACACCTAAGATTTGCGCCGCGGCCACCGAATGGCCCGCGAGGAGCGCAAATGCACAACAACCCCGGGCGGGTAGCCCACCCCAAGCCGGCAGCGGCGGCCCCCATCGAGTTCAGCGAAGAGCAGCTGCTGGCGTTTGACCGCGCCCGGGCTGCGGCGAAGGACAGCGGCCTGGTCGTCCAGATGAAGGTCGACGCCGCGCTGCGCATGGACCTGGCCCATCAGCGGGGTGCGGCATGAAGGCGAAGCTGCAGGCCCAGCTGCTGGACATCCAGCGTCAGATCGCCGCGCTGCGGCGCCAGTACGCCGAGGCGCGCGCCGCGCGCGCCATGGTTTCGTTCGGGTGGTGCGCAGCATGAACGCGCCGCGCGCCCTCCCCGTTCCGCTGACCATGAAGGTCCGCACCTCCACCCTGGTGCTGGACTACAAGGGCAGCACCTCCGAAGGCATCGAGCTCGCCTTCGGCGCGCTGTTCAGCAAGCCGAAGACCCGCGCCAAGGTGCTGGCCGCGCTGAACGAGGCGCACCAGCGAATGCTCGAGCGCGAAGCGCAGGCCCAGCCCGCCACGGAAGGACAGCCGTCGTGAGCGTCGCGCAAGAGAAGCAGGCGCGCTGGGGCAGCTGGTTCCCTGACCGTTGGCTTGGCGACAGCGAAGTGCCGGAAGGCATCTACGTGTCCCGCACCAGCTGGAGCGGGCTCGCGGTGGACTGGATGAAGGGCGACGACGGGAAGCTGGCGCGCTTCGACACGATGGAGCAAGCCCGCGCCGCGATCGCGGCTGCCGACGGCCGCGATGCTGATCGAGCGTCCGCAGCGCGCGCAGTGACAGTCGACGACGCCATGACGCGGCTGGCGACTGCTCGCACGATACCCGAGCGACTGGCGGCGTACGAGGCGCTGACCGCGGCCGCTGAGCGCGAGGCCGTCCGGCTCCGCACCGCCATCGCAAACAGGCAAGGAGCCGCCTCGTGAGCGCCGCGCAGCACACTCCGAAGACCGAACTGGTCTCGATGACCATGAGCGGCAACCTGCACGACGTGGCCCGCTACGTCAGCCGCTTCGGCCTGTCGGACTTCTTCGTGCAGGCCGAGTCCTCCGGGGGCAGCTGCATCGTCCTGCTGCGTCTCCCCGTGGGCTGGCCGGTCGACCACCTCGGGCCCGTGCCGGCGGAAGGGCGCGCGAAATGAGCACGCGCACCATCCTCAGCTACGCGGACCTGCGCCGCGCCGAGCGCGAATGCGCGCCTGACCAGACCGTCACCACCAACATCGGCTTCCTGCTCGCGCTGCGCCGCGGCTCCGACCACCGCGACGAGTTCGCGACCGCGGCGCTGCAGGGCCTGTGCGCCCACCCCGACACCTGGGCCCTCCCCTCCGAAGACGCGATCGCGGAGAAGGCCTACGACCTCGCTGACGCCATGCTGCGCGCACGGGAGGCCTGATGCGCAACGCATACCGCTTCCCCCTCGTCCCCGCGCCCGCTGACCAGCCCACGCTGGTCGGCACCGTGAACGCGGACGACCACCGCACCGGCCGCATGCCGCGCTCGCTCGAGGACGCCTTCGGGCCCGGCCAGCGCTCCAGCACCGCGCGGCTCTACGTCGAGATTCCCCGCCGCCAGCAGCTCGAAGAGAAGGCGGTGATCGCCGCCTCCGCGGCCGCCGGCGTGTTCGTCATCGCCCTCCTCATCTTCGAAAGGATTGCATCGTGAGCGTCCGTCTCGTGCATCCGCCGCGCGCCAGCGCCGGCGACACCCTTCCGCCCGACCGCTTCCCGGCCGCCGCCAACGACGACCACCTGGACGCCCTGGACGCGCCCGGCCTGTGGTTCCCTTCCACCCTCGCGCACGACCTGTTCATCTGCGCCGGCATCGTGCTGCTGGTCGCCTTCGGCGCGGTGCTGGCCTTCACCGGCAGCGAGCCGCTCGCACAGTGGGGCGCTCTCCTGGGCTTCGCGAAGTGAGCATCGCACTCGCCCACGCCGAGGCCGAAGTTCTCGAGCCCACGCGGGTCGCGGCGCCCCCGCCGCTGCCAGCGCGCAACGAGATCGCGACGGTCATGCACGCCATCAACGCCGCGGCCACCGATCCGAACGTCGACGTCGACAAGATGGAGCGGCTGCTGGCCATGCACGAGCGCATGCACGCCCGCGCCAATGAGCAAAAGTTCAACGCGGCGATGACCAAGGCGCAGGCCGCGATGGGCCCGATCTCGGCGGATGCAATCAATCCTCAGACGCGCAGCGCCTACGCCAGCTATGCACAGCTCGACCGCGCGCTGCGGCCCATCTACACGAAGAACGGCTTCGCGCTCAGCTTCGACACCGACGACAGCCCGAAGGAAAACCACATCCGCGTGCTGTGCTACGTGTCGCATGCGGCTGGACACGTGCGCACCTACAAGTGCGACATGCCGGCCGACGGCAAGGGGGCCAAGGGCGGTGACGTCATGACGAAGACCCACGCCAATGGCTCCGCGATGACCTATGCCATGCGCTACATGCTGAAGTTGATCTTCAACGTGGCTATCGGCGAGATCGACGACGACGGAAACGGAGCAGCAGCGGCTCAGGCCGAAGCCGCGGCCAACCAGGTGCTCGCAGCACTGATGGATCGCCTGCTGCGCACGACGCGCGATGACCAGGCATTCGCCCTGTGGCAGGAAGGATCTCGCGCGCTGGCCGACACGAAGCGCCACGACCTCTACGCCAAGTTCAAGGATGCCGTTACCGCGCATCGCAACGCGCTCCGCGGGAGGCGTGCAGCATGATCGTGCTCAACCACCCCCAGGGCAGCGAAGACTGGCTGCGCGCGCGCTGCGGCGTGGCCACCGCGTCTCGCTTCACCGAAGCACGCAGCAAGGTAGGCGGCCTGACCGATCAGCAACGCCTGTACGTCGACGCGATGCTCGCCGGCGCGGACGAGGCAGAGGCCCGTGCGAAGGCCAAGTTCAAGCAGAAGCCCATGGCAGGTGGCATTGCCAAGGCGCTCGCTGGCGAGGCCATCGAGGCACCAGGTGCAGACGCCGTGAAGTACGCCTGGCTGATCGCCTTCGAGACGATCAGTCGCGAGCCGCTCGACGACACCTTCGTCACCTACGCAATGCGCCGCGGCCGCGAACTCGAGCCGCGCGCGCGCATGGTCTACGAGACGCACACCGGCGCGCTGGTCGAAGAGGTCAGCCTGATCCTGACCGACGACGAACGCTTCGGCTACTCGTCGGACGGCTTTATCGACGACGACGGCATGGTTGAGATCAAGTGCCCGCTGTCGTGCGACAAGCTGGGCAAGGTCTGGGCCAGCCCGGAAACCGCGCACTTCGAGTACCTCGACCAGATCAACGGCGGCCTGTGGATCACGGGCCGGAAGTGGTGCGACCTGGTCGTCTACTGCCCGTGGCTCGAGCCGGTCGGCAAGGACCTGTTCGTGAAGCGCATCTATCGCAACGAGGACGCGATCGAAGCCCTCGAGTCCGACCTGATCAGCTTCTGGCGGCTGGTCGAAAGCTCCCTCGAGGTGCTGCGCGCCCCCGCCAAGATGTCCGGCGCCCCCAAGGTCCCGCCGGCAGACCAGCCGCAGCAGCCACACGCAGCGCGCACGCCCGCACCTTCGCCGCCCCCCGTGGCCGCGCCCCCCGTTTCCCTGTTCCCCGAGCCGACCGCGCCCGCGCGCGCCGGCCATGCCGTTGTCGACAACCCGTTCTGAGAGGCCCCATGTCCGATCTTTCCACCCCCCCGACCGGCGGCGAAGTCGCCGCCAAGCAGACCACCGTCGCCGCCGCGGCGCTCGCGCTCTTCGCTCCCCTGGAAGCCGAGGTCAACACCCTCGCGGAGCGCTACCGCAACGTCGCCTTCGACATGAGCACGCCGAAGGGCTTCAAGGCCGCCAAGGACGCGCGCCTGGAGCTGCGCGAATCGGGCCGCTTCGCCCTGCAGCGCCTGCGCGACAAGACCAAGGACCAGCTCAACGACTGCAAGAAGGTCGTCGACGCAGAGGCCGCGCGCCTGATCGAGATCGTGCGGCCCGTCGAGACCGCTGTCGACGAGCAGATCACGGTGCACGAGAACAAGCTGGCCGCCGAGAAGGCCGAGCGCGACCGCATCGAAGCCGAACGCCGGCAGAAGCACCTGGACGCCATCGCCAAGATCGAGAGCTACGTCGCCAAGGCCGAAGGCCTGCCGATCGAACGCATCGAGGCTGGCCTGGCATACGTGCGCGACATCGACGTCAGCGCAGCGGTGTTCGAGGACTTCGCGGTCCGCGCCTCGGCGCAGAAGGACGCCACCATCCGCGCGCTCGAGAAGATGATCGCCGACGTGCGCCAGGCGGCCGCGGCCGAGGCGCTGCGCATCGAGAACGAGCGCCTGCAGGCCGAGCTCGCCGCGATGCGCAGCGCCTCGGCAGCACCAGCACCAGCACCAGCACCAGCACCAGCACCGGCGGAGCCGGCTGCCGCGCCCGTTGCTGAGGCGCCGCCGGCCGCGCGCGCCGCGGAGGCGCCAGTCGCATCGCACCGCCCCGCGACGTCGGCCTATGGTGCCGGCCGCAGCACCTCGCCCGCGGCGCCCGCGCCCGCGCCCGCCTCCGCGCCGCCGGCGGCGATCGATACCCGCGCTGCAGCGGCCAACGAGCCGAGCGTCGGCGCCAAGCCCACGCTGCGCATCGGTGAGATCTCGGAACGCCTGGGCCACCCGCTCACCGCTCAGCGCCTGCGCGACTGGGGCATCGAGCCCGCCACGCGCGAAGGGGCCGCCACGCTCTACCACGAGCACCAGTTCGCGCTCATCTGCGACGCCGTCGCGCGCAACGCCATGCAGGCCAAGGCCGCGCACGCACAGCGCCTGGCCGCCTGATCTCCCACCACTACCAGGAGCAACCATGCCCATGACGAAAGAGTCCCTCGCCGCCCTGCTGAACGGCCGCGAGTACTGCAACGAGATCACGCCCGCCGAGGAAGCCGGCGCCAAGGCCGCAGGCCTGCTGGTCATCTTCGGCGCCAGCGACGACCTCACGGAGCTGCGCGGCGCGCTGCACGACGAAGCCGGCGCCTGGGAAGGGGCCGCGCACCGCATCGACGCCAAAGGCTTCGTGCCCGACTGGGACAGCGTCGACCACCACGACGAAGACGAGTGCGCCGACTACTTCGCGCGGAAGAACGGCGGCTTCGAGGTCGAAGCCAAATGGGCCGAGGGCGACTACTCCTGGGTCATCGAGGCATCCGTTCCGTGCGCCACCTTCGACATCGTGGAGGACGGCGAGAAGTACTGCCGCGGCATCGTCATCGACCTGGCCGACCTCGGCTCCTGATCCCCCTCACGACCAGGAGAAACCATGCCCACTTCCTACAGCAATGAGGCCGAACGCCTCGACATCCCGCTCATGCCCGTGAAGTCCTCGCAGCTGGCTGCTGTGGGCTACGACGTGGCGACGAAGACGCTCGCCGTGACCTTCAAGAACGGCGCCGGCACGGTCTACCAGTACGCCGATATCACCGCCGCGACCCACGCGGCGCTGCTGGCGGCCGAGTCCATCGGCAAGTATTTCGAGCAGCACATCCGGCCCCAACCCTTCAAGAGGTTCGTGACGGCCCCCGCCGGCGCGCGCTAACCAGTTTCGGGTGACCCGTTGGTCGGAGTCCTTCCCTCCTCCCTCCCTCCTCCATTGCCGACCAACCCGCGCGAGCGGCGCCCGCTTTTCATTCCCCTCAACCACCAGAAGGTGACCATGCCTGACGTATTGAAGTCCCCAACGCCGCAAGCCAAGCGGCAGAGCTTCTCGGAGTTCCTCCAGTCGCTCGACTACGGCGCCATTGACGACGAAGCGACGCACGAGCTCAACGAGATCGTGCATGCCTGCACGGAGACCGGCAAGACCGGCGAGATCTCGCTGACGATCAAGATCAAGCCGATCGGCACGGCCGGCCAGGTCGAGCTCGACAGCGCCCTCAAGGTGAAGAAGCCGAAGCCCGTCCGCGGCAAGACGCTGATGTTCGCCACGCCCGACAACAACCTGCAGCGCGAAGACCCGCGCCAGCGCTCCCTCGACGGCGTGCGCACCGTGGCCGAAGAGACCCGCGGCCAAGTCCGCGCCGTGTCCTGAGACCACCTCACCCACACCTCCTTCCCTTTCCTCCACCCCCTTCAACGAGTACCCCAATGAGCGACGACAACACCACCTGCAACGTGCAGGCCGCACTCAACGCCGGCGCCGGCCTGGCCGGCGTCCAGATCCTGGACCTTGCCAAGGCGGCCCCGGGCAACCTTCCCTTCGTCGTGCTGCCCGACGGCTACCGCACCGAGAGCCTCGAGTCGATCCTGGCCTCGCCCTTGCGCAAGAAAGGGAACACCACGCTGAACGACGCGGTCAGCTTCATCGCCGTGGTCAACGACCAGAAGGGCGACACCACGCGCCTCTACTCGACCATCAACCCGCCAACCTTCACCGCCGTTTTCAACGACCATACCGGCGCGGCCGATGGTGGCTGGCGCGCGGGCTGGCGCGACCACCGGGCCGTCTACAACGCACCGCTGTCGCCCGAGTGGAAGACGTGGATCGGCGCGAGCGGCCGCGCGCAGACGCAGACCGACTTCGCGCAGTTCATCGAAACCAACCTTCCGGACATCGCCGAGCCCGTCGGCGGCGTGGTGCTCGAGGTGGCCCGCTCCCTCGAGGCGAAGAAGAAGGTGAACTTCGCGTCGAGCGTGCGCCTCTCCGACGGCTCCACCCAGTTCACCTACGAGGAGGACGTGCAGGGCAGCGCACAGAAGGGACAGCTGCAGGTGCCCGACGTCTTCGTGCTCGCGATTCCGGTTTTCGAGAACGGCGACCGCTGGCGCGTCGAAGCGAACCTGCGGTACCGCATCGCCGACGGCGGGAAGCTGTCCATCTGGTACGAGCTGGTGCGCCCGCACAAGGTCATCGAGGCCGCGGTGGCCGACCTGCGCACCACGATCGCCGAGAAGACCGACCTGCCCATCCTGGTCGGCTCCCCGAGCTGATCACCCTGTAGCCCGCCCGCGCCGCCGGGCGCGGGCATCCCCGACGAGCGAGACGACATGAGCGAGAACACCAAGATCGAATGGGCCACGCACACCTTCAACCCGTGGGAAGGCTGCCAGAAGGCCGGCCCCGGCTGTGACCACTGCTACGCCGAGGTGCGCAACGCGCGCTTCGCCGGCATCAAGATCGAAGACGTCAGCGTGGCGCCCAACTGGGGCCCGGGCGCGCCGCGGCGCCGCACCAGCGCCAGCACCTGGAACCTGCCGCTGCGCTGGAACGCGCAGCACAACTCCTTCTTCATCCAGCACGGGCACCGCCAGCGCGTGTTCTGCGCCAGCCTGGCCGACTGGCTCGACAACGCCGTCGACATCGAATGGCTGGTCGACCTGCTGGGCCTGATCCGCATCACGCCGGATCTCGACTGGCTGCTGCTGTCGAAGCGCATCGGGAACTGGCGCAGCCGGCTCGAGGCGGCAGCGGAATGGCTCCGCGAGCGGCTCACGACCGCGGCCGAAGCCACCGTCGCGCTGCTGCGCTGGATCGAGCGCTGGCTCGACGGCAGCGCACCGGCGAGCGTCTGGCTGGGCGCCACCATCGTGAACCAGACCGAGGCCGATCGCGACATCCCCAAGCTGCTGTCCATCCCGGCCCGCGTGCGATTCCTGTCGATGGAACCGCTGCTCGAACTGGTAGACCTGCGGCGCGTCATCGCACCGCACTGCGAGCGTCATCCAGGCACGCTGGAGCTCGACGGAAAGTGCGCGGTCTGCGAAGGGCGTGGCATCTGGGACATCCCCGGCGAAGAGCCGTTGACGGAAGCCGAGAAGGCGCCCATCCGCAGGGGCCTGGAATGGGTGATCGTCGGCGGCGAGAGCGGACCAGGTGCGCGACCGATGCATCCGATGTGGGTGCGCAGCCTGCGCGACCAGTGCCAGCACGCCGGCGTGCCGTTCCTGTTCAAGCAATGGGGCGAGTGGATCGCTGAAGGTGTGGAAATGCCCCAGCCGCCGGTCAATCTCCCGTCGCTGTCGCAGCGCCGCTGGGTTGCGGACGACGCGGACGATGATCGTTACACCCCCACGGCCGCGGCGGTCTACCCCGTCGGCAAGAAGACCGCCGGCCGCCTGCTGGATGGGCGCACCTGGGACGAGGTGCCGAGGTGAGCGACATCGCAATCCTCTACAGCGCGCCGATGGTGCGCGCGGTGCTCAACGACACGAAGACGCAGACGCGGCGCGTGGTGAAGCCTCAACCTGTCCCAGGTCAAGGAATGGTGAACGCCGCCTACTGCCGCGCTCCGCACCTATGGCTGCGTGATGGCCCTTGCGACTCGTCCGACCCGGCCTACCAGTGGTCCTGCCCCTACGGCCAGCCCGGCGACCGGCTGTGGGGCCGCGAGACCTTCTTCGCATGGGGCCGCTGGGAGAAGCGGCACAGCGAGAAGAAGGGGCGGCTCGAGTGGCACTTCGTGGACATGACGCTCGAGAGCGGCAATTCCTACCTGTACGCCGCCGACGGCGTCTCGAACACGCAGGCTTTCGCCAAGCGCCGCGGCGACCCCCAACCCATGTACTGGAAGCGGCCGGCGATCTTCATGCCGCGCGCGGCGAGCCGCCTCCTCCTCGAGATCACGGAAGTGCGCGTCGAGCGGCTGCTGTCGATCAGAGAAGACGACGCGATCGCCGAGGGCATCGTGCCCTACCGCGGGCCGCTGCGCTGGCTTCGCTACCTCGACGCCGTGACCGGCAAGCCCGAGCACAACACCGCGCGCGATGCCTTCCTCGCGCTGTGGGACGACATCAACGGCCCGGAATCCCGGGCAGCCAACCCCTGGGTGTGGGCGGTCTCTTTCCGCCGCCTGCCGACCTGATCAGAAGGACCACCATGACCGAATCCATCGAGACCAGCGAAGCCGATGCATTGCCCTGGCGGCCGTCGCGCACGGCGATGCCCGCCATCAACACCCAATTCCGCTCGAAGCCCGTCGAGGTCGAAGCCTTCCAGTTGCCGGCCGCTGGTCAGGACGTGCCGGATGCCTTCCACGAATGGTGCGAGCGCGTCGGCTTCTCGCACTTCGAGTCCGGTCGCGACGAGACGTTGCTCATCACCACGCCGGAAGGCGTGATGGAGGCCCAGCCCGGCGACTGGATCATCTGCGGCGTGTTGGGCGAGTTCTACCCGTGCAAACCGGGGGTATTCGCGGCCACCTACGTGCCAGCGGCCGTGGTGGCCGACGAATCGGATGGCGAGCCGGGCGACGTGGAAACCGTCATCGCGTGCCTCGGCGATGACGCGGCCGCGCTTCGCAGCGAGAACTCCGGAAGCGAGGTGGCCGAGAACATGGAGCGCGCCGCGGACTTGATCGCGGCCCTGGCCAACCCCATGGCCGTACAGGCCGCGGAAGCCCTGACTTTCTACGCCCAAGGCCACCACTTCATCCAGCACGACCCAACCGCCTGGGACACCGTCAGCGGCGAGCCGCAGAACTTCTTCGAGGACGAGGCCAACACGGCCACTGTGGAAGACGGCTCCATCGCGAGGATCGCACTCGCAGCTCTCGCGAAGGCCGCGCCCGCGGATGCTCGCGACGCCAAGCGCTATCGGTGGCTGCGCGCCGGCATGCGTAGGCGCCAGGGCCTCCCCACGAACGGCGAGCGGGTGATCGGCAGCGACAAGCTGCGCAACCTCATGGAGTTCAGGTTCTGGTGCACGCCCGAGGAATTGGACGCCGCCATCGACGCTGCACTCCAGCCCACCCAGGGCATCAACACGAGCCAGAAGGGAGGAGCCGAGCATGGCTGACCCGATTCGCTGCAGCGACGGCTGTGGCCGCACTGTCGCTGGCCAGTCTGACGCCGAGGCGAAGGCCTGGACTTTCCTGGAGATCTCGAAGCGTTGGCGCTGCCCGACCTGCGCGCGCGAACTGGCCCTGGCGAATGCCGCTTGTGCAACAGCACCGGCCGCCGAAGGCGGGGCGCCATGAGCTACGACTGCGTCTGCGACTACGACCCGCCGGCGTTCTACTGCAAGACGGAATACACGGCGCGGAAGGAGCATCGCTGCGCGGAATGCGGCAAGGCCATCGCGCCTGGTCAGCGCTATGAAAAGGTGGTCGCGAAGTGGGATGGCAGCCTCGGCTTCTTCAAGACCTGCAGCCGCTGCGTGGCGCTGCGCGAGCACCTCGCGGCCCACGTCCGTTGCTTTTGCTGGTCGCACGGCAATCTGCTCAGCGACATCCGAGAGGAGGTGGCCCACCTGCCCCCCGAGGCGCGCGGCTCCGGCTTGCTGTTCGAGCTCGGGCGGATGGCCGTGGCCATCAGGCAGGCGCCACGCTCGGGGGCCGCGATCAGAACATGACCCGCACCTACAAGGTCATCGGCAAGGAAGAGTACGGGGTCGAGCTCGAGCGCTCGGGCGACCTGGTGCGCCTGCGCACACACACCCCTGGATGGCCGTTCCCGTCCGAGTGCACGCTTCCGCGCGCCGCGCTCGTGTGGATCTGCGGCGACCCTGAGCCCGCGGAACTAGTGGAGGCAGCCACAGCATGAACTACGAACTTCGCATGAAGATGCAGGAATACGAGCGCGGCCGCATCACCTGGTCCGAGCTGGGCGAGTGGCTGGACGCGCGGATCATGTTCACGCCGCGCTGCCCGCCCGACGTGACGGTCTTCAACCCTCACGACCCGGCCATCCAGCTCCTCCCCGAGGGCACGCGCATCGCGGTCTACCGGCACGTGCCCGAAGCCGTCGAGCGGGGCGAGGACCCCGAACTGCGCCTGCCGCCGCGCGTCCCGAACGGCGAGCTGCCCACAACCGTCGCGCAGCGCTTCCTCAATCGCAACTACGAGAGACCGCCCGTGGCCTGGATGCACTGGAACGACCCCGAGCGCTGCATCAGCGTCGCCGTCAAAAGCATGGGCCAGCGCGCCGGCGGCATGTCGGCCGTCTGGGTCGGCGCGTACACGCTCCCGCTCGTGAGGAGCGGATGA